ACGTTGTGTAAACAACGCTGTATCAGTCCAAACATAAATTGCATCTCTACCTCTAATCGCTCCTCTTATTTGTGAGCCATCAGCAAGTCTTTGTGTGCCGGCAGTATTAGTTGCAGTAGGTACATATGTGTTTATATCCTCTTGGTCTGAGAATCTAATAAACATATCATCTTGTGTTGATGTATCTCCAATAGTTGTTTCGGTTCCAAAGAATACTAAGTGTCTATCCGGTGTAGATACTAACATATGTCTTGATGCTGTTGGTGCACCAGATATAATTGTTGCTCTATTATCTGTTGCATTTGATGCAGCAGAGTTCCATTCAAATACGGCGCTGTCGTGAATTAAACAAATAGCTTTGTCACCAAAGTTATCTAATGACCACATACCAGGTTCTAATACTAAATCTCCTGATGCAGCCTCACCCCATGCTACATAGTTTGATGTATTGGTAACTGTATCTCCAGCACCGTGTGATGCAGCTGTGGTATTTCTTACTTCTCTTGTTACACCTGTTAACTCATTAGATGCATTAATACCTGTGTAAGATATTTCTTCTGTTCCTATTAATACAAAATTTGTACCTGAACTTGGAAACTGTGATGGGTCTGCTAATGTAATACCAGTTGTAACAGATGCATTAATTGCACCTGATAAAGTTGTAGTGAAAGCTCCTACTTCTTCACCGCCCCATGTTCCAAGAGACCAACCAAAACCTTTTGCTTGAACAGCCGGACCTACTGTATAATAATGTTGTACTCTAATACCACCTGATGTAGTTGCACCAGATCCTGTTTCGTTTGATGGCATTGTAACTGTAATAGTTGTGCTTGATGGTACAGTCGTTACCATAAATTTTTTATTATCAAAATCAGATGATCCAAAATTAGAATTTGTTATTGTAGAAAAATTATCTAATAAAATTATATCTTGTGCAGATATACCATGAGCGCCACTAAAAGTTATAGTAACTGTAGATGATCCGTTAGTCGTGGTAAATGCATTTGTAAGAGTTGTTGTAGATTTAATTGGATGTATGTCATAAAACACACCACCCGAGTATGCATATAAAATTCTGTTTGTACCTATGATTGCGTATTTTCTACCTAAACTATTTACGAAATGATGAAGTCCACGTCCTGCACCAGTTAAATTACTTTCACCTAATTGTTTCCAACCACCTATTTTTTCAGGTGTACCGTATCTAAACCTAACATTATCACAGTCGATCCATTGACCTTCTGCTCCTGTCGGCGTTAGCTGTTTATTGATTCCAGGTTGAAAACCTATTTTTTGTAGCATATAACCTCATATTACATATTCCGTATTGGCGGAACACCTAACATCGGCCTTTTGTCGAACCTATTCTTTTCAGCAAAAGGACCATTAACATGGTTATAATGAAGGAATACTTGTCCGCAGACATTGCCTTCAAAAGGTTCTCTCCAATGTTCTAGTTCACATCCACTATATACTAGCATATCTCCTACTTCAAGCAAGACTTTAGTACCTTTGGGTGCATTGGGCTTATGTATGTTTTTATACTCATCTATGACGCTGTCAGCCCCCGTACCGTCGATAAATATAGGCCATGGATCTCCACCAAGGTTTAAAGTAGTAGATATCTCACAAGAAGGTCTATCTTTGTGTCTTTTTAATTCATCGCCTTTTTTATATATTCTAGCGTAAGAATATGTAGGCACTAAATTTAATCCTGTTTCTTTAGCCATAACTGGTAACATTTTAACAAGTAATGTTTCCATAGCAAAATCTGCGTAGTGAGAATATGTATTAGGTATCTGTTGATCTGTCCATGTTCCTAGCATGCCTGTATCGTATGTAAGATTGTTTTGATACATAAATGCTACTGCATCACGTTTAAGTAAAAAATAGTTAAATACAAAGTTAGCTAACTCGTATGATACTGCGTTTTTAATTACTTGATATTTATTGAAAGCCATGTTGTACAAAATTAAAACTTATTGATATTCTTATATCATTTGATTTGTTAGGTTCAACGCTATGCCATAACCAAGCAGGAAATATTACTGCTCTATTTTCTATCGGCTCTATATGAACTTCTCTCCACAAATGTTTTGGTGGTTCAACTTTTTTTCTAGTGGGCATGTGAGTTTGTATTCCAGGTCTTGGATCATTACACACAAGTTGTCCACAATTAGGTGGACATTTTACATAATAAACTCCACTAAAAGTAGAGTTAGGGTGAACGTGAGGTCTATTGTATCCACCAGGAGGATTAATATTAGCCCACATATTACCTAATAAAGGTTCTCTATCTAAATATTCTTCTTTCCATATTTCTTGCATCATCATAAATAACTCATTTACTAAAGATTTATACTCAGTTTTTTGATGCATGTCAGTTGTTGAGTGCCAGCCGTCGACGTTTGTTTTTTTAAGACCTTTATCTTGGTTAGACCAGTTTATAATATTTTGAGCTAACTCGTTTGTATTTAAATTAAGATCTTTACCGTATATTATAGTTGGAAAAAATTGTTCTCTAATCATCTAAATGGTTTGCCTCCAAACCAAACAACCAGTGATTGTCTAACACCTTTGGTAACTGGTGCAACTCTATGGTTTAAAAAAGATGCAAAAACTATTGCATGACCTTGTTTAAGTTCAGCAAATTTACCAGGTGCCATTAACTCTAAATGTCCACCTTCAAACTCTGATGGATCATTTAATAAAAGAGTCATTGATATTTTTCTAACAGGTGGTTCGTGTTGCATATTTACATCACAATCCATATGCCAATCATAAAACCCACCTTCTGGATATTCTGTAAATTGTGCATTTTCTGTAACTCGTATGTCTCCAAAACCAAAATGGTTTTCGTTTGCTTTTTGTATAAATTTATTTAAGTCATAATACATATGTCCCATTTCTTTAAAGGGTAGCCAAGATATTGTTGTAATTCTTTTCTTTGTGTCTAATCCACCTTCTGGTTTATTCATTCCTACTTGTGCTTTTTGTGGTGGTTGACGTCTTCCTGCCTCTATAATTTGTCGACACTGATCAGGAGTAAATATTGGAGTTGTTGTTTGTACAATCCAACTTTTCCATTTAGGTTCTGTTATTTGTATATTTTCGTACATTAACTTACTCCTCTGTTTTGAATTGGATTATAGTCTACATCCATGTTTGCTGCTAGTGTTCTTCTATATCCTGGTCCATTAAATGGATATACACAGTGTCTCATATCATATGGAAAAATATAAAAATCTCTTTCTTTAATTTCTGGTTGATAATCTATATGTGAAAATTGACCACTAGATGAACCTAAGATTTGTAATTTACCATTTTGTGGTTGTTCTGCAGCAGAATATTCTACGCCATAAGACTCAGGTAGTTTTAAAATCATTACAGAAGATAAACCAGTAAACAACAATCCTTGATGCACGTGCACTGGATTGTATTCATGTTCAAACATTTGATTAACCCAAATAGAGTTTAAATGTGTTTTATAATTTTTAATATTATTCCAATTTAAATAGTGTTTAAAATGTTTTTCAAACCACATGATAACGTCTTGAGGTAAATGATTATGTTTAGTCATTCTACTATTATCTGTACCATCATAAAATAAACTATGTTCTTTTTCTATTTTACCTACCAATTGTTTATTAGCAGGTCTAAGCTCAGAATACTTTGATTCATAGATATGATTAATAATATTATATATATCAAGAGGCACTTGATATCTTAATACCGATTGCCCTAAAAATATAAATTTAAATTTTGGATTTTGCTCCGAGGTCATTAGTTAATTGTTCTTTCTTATTGTAAATCATTTCTCCTGATTTTTTAACTCTTTCTATAGTATTTAATTGACCTAACACATTAAACACTTCAGGCTGACTAGATCCTGATGTTAATGTATTTGCTTTATTTTTCATAATTAATTCGTACGATTCTAGTTGATGTCTGTTAACATCCTTAGTATCAAACGAACCATCATCAAACTCTTTTTTTAATGTAGACCAAAGTTTAATTTCTCTCATACGGTCTCTCGCAACTAATTGCATATTTGCTAAACCATATCTAGCTTCATCAAGATCTATTTTATATTTTTCTAATTTATATTCATCAGTTTCTGTCTCAACTTTTTTCTCTAACCATTTAAGTTTTGCCTCTGTTCTTCTACAATCAAAAGATAAACTCATTAAATTTTCTAAGAAAACATTTTGTTCTCTAACACACTGCCAATACTTTGCAGCTTTAGTTGGATATTTCATATCTTGTAGAACAGACATTCTCATTTCTGTCTCTGTTCTAAAAACTTGTTTCTTGGTCCAAGTGTCTCTTAACTCAGACGTCATAGCCTTAAACTCTTTTACATCCTCTGGATCTAATAAGTTATTTAAGCTTGGTGCTTCTTTTTCTATTAACGCATGTATATTTCTTTTTTCTGTCATAATAATCCTTTCATCCAACAATATATACTTTATTAACTAGTTGTCAATGTCTTACCTGTAACAGTTTCTGTTTCTCCAGTAAATTCTTCTGTTATTCCACTGTTAGGTGATTGACCAAAACATAAAGCTAAAGTAGAAGTTCCAGTTCCACCAGCATTATCTCTTGCTGTTCCTAAGCTTGGTCTTGTAGACCAGTTTGTGCCATCATAACCCTCTGTTGTAGCAATTGCTGGATTATTAGATCCAAAAACAATACAATCTGTTTGTGTGCCAGCTTGACCTCTAAAAGCTCTACCTGTTATTTGTGCATTAACAGCTGTCCATGAAGAACCATCCCATTCTTCAGTTCTTCCTCCAGGAGAAGTAGAAGAAGCTCCAGTAGCTAAAGCAGCAGTTGACGTACCACCACCATATCTACCCCAATCACTTACATTTAAATTTGGACCTGAAGTCCAAGAAGAACCATTCCAACTTTCACCTGCGTTTGAGGTGCTAGGTCCTGGTGCCCTTCCAGCAAACACAATAGAAGCTGTTGATGTTCCTGCATGACCAATATAACCTCTAGCTGTATTTAAAGCTGGAGTTGCAGTCCAAGAAGAACCATTCCAAGATTCTGAATTTCCTAAAAATTCAGGTGAGCCTGGAGATATTCCTCCTGCCGCTAAAGCTGCTGTTGATGTTCCATCACATTGCATTCCATATCTAGCTTCATTAAGATCAGGTCCTTCTGACCAAGTTGATCCATTATATTCTTCTACCTTTGCAGTATCTTCTGGAGATCCAGGATAAAAATAACCACCTATTGCTAAAGCAGCTGTTTGAATTCCAGCTCTTCCTAAAATAGATCTACCCGTATTCATGGCATTACTACTAGCCCATGCTGCTGCAGTAAGTGTACTAATTGTTTTTGTTACTTCTTGAGTGGTTAATAAATTAGTTGAAGTGTAACCACCAGCAATTACCGCTGCTGACGCAGTTCCTGCTCCACCACCGTTTGTAAAATCTGACGCTAAAGCACCATCTGTTGTCCATACAGTATCATTCCATTCTTCTTGATTAGTATAAGAGGATGGTGTTGGAGGACCATTTCCGCCCATTTTTCTACAAGAACTTTGTGTTCCAACGACAGCATTAGCGGGAGATGCTAAGTTAACAGTTCCTCCTGTTGTCCAATTTGTTCCATCATATTCTCTTGTTTGTGCTATTGCTGTTTTAGTTAAATAATTATCACTAGGTTGTTCTTGTTGACTAACAATCATTCCTGCTGTTTGAGTTCCAACTCCACATCCATTAACAGTATGACGTGGAGCAGCAGTTCCTGCTGTCCAAGAACTACCATTAAATTCTTGTGTTGCTTCTGTCCAATACGGAGGATTACCATGGGTAAACCCACCAGTAACTGCAGCTGCAGTTGATGTTCCAAAAGCTTCACCAGCTTGTACTCCAGTAGGCATGTCTCCTGTTTCACTCCAAGAACTTCCATTCCATAATTCTGTATATGTAAGAGCATATCCAGGACCAGAAGGTGGATAAACTGGACCACCACCACCTCCGAAAACAGCACCTGCCGATGTAGTTCCAATTGCTCCACGCATTGCGGAGCTTCTTGCAGTGTTTGTACTAGGAATAGTCGTCCATCCCAAGCCATTATATTCATAACTACCACTAGCATAATTCGTTGAAGGATTAGCACCACTTGCAGATATATAAGCGCTTTGTGTTGCTCCGATAGCACCAACAGCTCTAGTAGCGGTCGGCATGTTTGTAGTTGTAACAGCGGCTGCAGATGAAACTACAGATTTAAGAACTCCTGTAGCCGAGTCATACCAAACCTGTCCCTCATAACTAGAATTTAGCGTGGGGTCAGAGTCAAAAAATTTAACTCGCTTTCCGTAAATATCTTCGTAAGTCGCCATTTAAAATATCCTTATGGCAATGTTACATCAGATGGTCTTTGTGGATTTGGTTCAGCTTTATCTTCGTCAGACTGAGCGTCCCACGCAGCTTGTGCCGCTTGTACTTCAGCGTCAATCAAAGCTTGTGCTTCTGCTTTTGTCTTTTCAACACCGTTCTTATCAGCTAACCACATAGCGCCATCAACGTTGTTGCCAACCATCCAGACGTCTGCAGGATAACCTCTAAGGAAGAATTTTCTTCTGTCTTCAGCAGTAAAAAATCCTTTGCCAGTGTTTTTAGCTACTCCATATATAAAGTGTGCCATAGTTTAGTCCTCCTTTTTAAGTTTGTTTATCATAGATTAACTCTGAGTTAAAGTCTTAACATTTAACGCAGTTGTTTCTGGTGTAAATACTTCTGTATTAGCTACAGCAGCTGCGGGCGGTGTAGTCACTGTGCCACCAAAAAACATGTGTGTTCCTGCTCCTGGAGAAAAACAGCTGTATCCTCTTTTACCGTGTGGAGAAAAAGATGTAGCTAATGCAGCCCCAGTAATCCAACTAGTTCCATTCCAAACTTGTGTAGTAACTCCTGCAGCAGGTTGACCTGCAACAGCATCTGTTTGAGTTCCACCTCCTGCTGCTGGTGTGCTACCATATAACATATCTCCAACTTCAGTCCAACTTGAACCATTAAATGACTCTGTTTTTCCATCAGTGCTACCAAAAGCTAATGCAGCATTATAGGTTGCTCCAGCTCCTCCTATATTAGATCTAGCTGTATTCATACTATTTTCCTCTTCCCAAGATGATCCATTCCAATAATCTGTATTACCTGTTTGAGTTGCTCCAGGTCCAGTTGCTCCTCCAAAAATTAAACAAGAAGTATATCCAGCTCCAGCTCCACCTCCATACCACATATTGTGTGGTAAGTTTGTTAAACTAGTCCAACTAGTTCCATCATATCCTTCAAAATAATTTGTTGCTGGTGGTGCACCTCTACCCCCATAGGCAGCGTTAGTTTGTATTCCTGCAGCACCTCCACCTTCACCTGCATTATTTAAATTATTTCCTTCTGACCAAGATGTACCATTATATTCTTCACTATTAGTTGTTCTGTCTGGTCCATAACCTCCCGCTGCTAGACCTGCTGTTTGAGTTCCCATTCCTCCTATAGCATATCTTGCTGTATTTAATGATCCACCTGAAGCATATGCTCCAGCCGTAATAACGTTTGCTGATTTGCTATACTCCTCTGTTGTTGCTGATACAGCTGTTGCAAATCCACCATGTGCAATAAGACTAGAATTACTAGGGGTATTACAAGAAGAACCTCCTGAATATCTAGAAGTTGCTAAAGTTGCTGGTGATGTAGACCAAGAAGATCCATCATATAATTCTGTAGCATTTGTTACTGCAGTTGCAAACCCACCTGCAGCAATAGCTGATGTTTGAGTCCCTCCTCCAAAAATACCATATCTTGCTGTGTTTAGATCTCCACCTGCTGACCATGTAGACCCATCAAATTCTTCTGTTGCTGTCCCTGCTGGTGGAAAATTACCTCCACTAAGTAATCCTGCTGTTTGAGTTCCTGCTCCTTGCGCAGCAGAGTTTCTTCCATTAGTTAAAGCTCCAGTAGATGTCCAATTTGTTCCATCATATAAAATACAAGTAGTTAAATAATTAGGTGATCCATTACCACCTGCTTGCACAGCTGCGGTTTGAATTCCAAATAAATTGTTTTGTCTTACACCTGTTGGGATATCAGTTACTTCTGACCAAGAGGTGCCATTGTATTCTTCAACTGTAGTTTCGTTAGATGATCCATTAAAACCTCCAGCAGCTAAACCAGCCGTTAATAATCCAGTAACCCCTAAATAATATCTTGCTGTGTTTGCAGTTCCACCTGTTGACCAACCAGAACCATTATATTCTTCTGTAATAGCTGTTTTATTTGGAGAACCTGGTCCTGTTAAACCAAACGCATGAAATGTTGCAGTTGAAATTCCTCCTCCACCTCCTGCATCTCTTGCTGTTATCATAGGACTTGAACTAGACCATGCTTCAATAGCAACAACAGATTTAAATTGATTATCCGTTGTGTTAAACCAAATTTGTCCTTCAGCACCAGTATCAGATAAGTTTGTGCTTACTGATTTAATTGCTTTACCGCGAATATTTTTATATGTGCTCATAATTAACTTGTACTAAATGTTTTTATATTAGCTGATGTTGTTTCTCCAGTAAATTCTTCTGATGTAGCTATTGCGGCTGTACCATCATTTCCACCTGCACCTAAAGCAGCTGTAGATGTTCCAGCTTTACCTGACTCATAATCTGCACCTGATAAACTTGGTCTTGTTGACCATGAAGTTCCATCATAACCTTCTGTGTTTGTGTAATAAGTAGAACCAGGTGTTCTTCCACCAAAAGCTAAAGCGTCTGATTGAGTGCCAACTGGACCACCATTAAGGCCCCATCTTGATGTAATTAAACTACCACCTGATGTCCAATTTGATCCATCATATTCTACTGTTACATCTGTAGTTGGATTACTAGGATTTAATCCTCCAAAAACTAATCCTGCAGTTTCAACTCCAGCGGTTCCAGATGCATTAAATGCAGCAGGTAATGAAGTTACATTTGTCCAACTTGACCCATTGTATTCTTCTACATTTGACACTGCTGCTGTTACATAACCAGCAGCTGCAACAGCTGATGTTTGAGTTCCAAAAGAACCTATGGATCTTCTTGTTGTGTTCAAATCATTTTGTTCTGCAAATGAAGAGCCATTCCATTCTTCTGTAGCTCCAGAATTTCTAGGCGAAGTAGGATAAACATCTCCTCCAAAAACTACTCCTGCAGTTAATGTTCCACAACTTCCAAGTTGTGATCTAGCTGTTCCCATATCATTTTGTTCTGAAAAACTTGTACCATCATATTGTTCGGCATTAGCATGTTGAGTTGTTCCTGGGTGATTACCTCCACACATAAGTGCAGCTGTTTGAGTTCCAAAACCTCCAACGACCGATCTTTGTTGACCCATGGTTTCACCACTAGCCCATGCTGCAGCTGTTATTACGTTTGTTGATGAGTTGTATTCTTGAGTGGCGTTTGATATTGAAGGATTGTAGCCACCGGCCACAACGCCTGCCGTTGATGTACCTACATTGGATATTGCCGCTTGTGATTGTCCACCTGATGCTAAAGTTGCAGGAGAAACTGACCAAGATGTTCCATTCCATGATTCTGTTTGTGTAGGAGATGCAGGAGCATCAGTTTGTCCTCCACAACCAATTGCTGCTGTTTGACTTCCAAATCCAGATAAATGAATACGAGCCGTGTTCATGCTATTTGTTGCAGTCCAAGATGAACCATCATAAGAATAAGATGTACTTACTTCAGTTGGACCATTGTTTGTTGATCCTCCAAAAGCTAAAGCAGCAGCTGAAGTACCAGCTAATCCATTTGCAAAAAATCCAGTAGGAAGAGCTCCACTAGATGTCCAAGACGATCCACCCCATTCTTCTGTAGATGTAGTTGGATTTCCTGCTGGTAAAAAACCTCCACATTTTAAAGCCGCAGTATAAGTTCCATTTCCAGATCCTGCATAAACATCTGTGCTATAAGCAGGCCCATTAGTCCAAGAAGTTCCATTATATGTTTCTGTTGTGGTGCTTGGTGGATTACCTCCAAATATTAAAGCAGCTGGTACGCCTGTTCCAGCTCCCATTATACTGTTTCTTTGGTTATTAGTATTTCCTCCAGCGCTATAACCCGTGCCATTGTAATGAGACGTAGCAGAGGTAGCCGAAGGAGTACTACCTGTTGCATAAAAAGAAGATGAAACAGTTCCACCTGATCCTGCTGATCCTGTTGCGGTTGGCATATTACTAGATGAAACCCATGCTTCAAGAATAGCTAATCCTCTAATAGATCCAGTTGTAGAGTTATACCACATCTGTCCATCAATACCCGTCGATGGATCGGATGTAACTTTTCTAATTTTTTTTCCGACTATTTCTCTATAGGTCGACATTAACTAATCTCCTTAATTATTCTTCAGAAGCCAGCCTTGTGTAGAATCAGTATAGACTAAAGTATTTGCCGCTCTTTCTGTTGAAACTGTTAAATCATCTGTTGATCCATTTATTTTTTCTGAACCGTTTGCAGATATTGTTAAAGCATTTGAATCAAATGTTCCTGCATAATCAATAAAAGATACTTCTTCTCCTAAAACACCTGCGGGTAAATTTAATGTGATAGCTCCACTTGTAGTGTTTACAAAATATCCTGCTCCAGCTGCTCCAGTAATTGGAGAACTTGTTTGAACTGCAGCCCAAGAAGTACCACCAGATACTTCAGCAAAAGATAATTGACCAACTGCTGTTGTACCTGAACCTGTAATACTAGCTACTTTTAAAAATCTATCTGCTGTTACATTTCCAGTAGGAAATTTTAACTCATAGCTCTGAGATGAACTATGTGGAGGTGAAGTAAGTTTAATCCCATGGCTGTTATTTTCACAGTTAAGTTGAATTGAACCTGGATTATCAGCACCCATTGCTTCAATAACACCAGTTCCTTTTGGTCTTAAACGTAAGTTAAGGTTTGAATCATCTCCAACCGCACCAATCTGTGCACCAGCTCCTGTTGCAGCGTTTGTAATATCAATATGGTTAACTGCAGAACTAGTTGTTTCAAAAATTAATTGTTCTGCTCCGTTTTCATCTCTGATGCCGTGAGCATCATCAAAGTCTATCATGAAAGAATTAGTATCTAAGTTACCACCTAATTGTGGTGTAGTATCATCAACTAAATCACTAGCTAATGATATTGTAGAAATATTTGGATTAGTACTATCATCTGCTTTTGCGTATGCAATTACAGTTTTACCATTTGCAACTGTAGCAGAAGTTCCTGTACCAGTTGCGTATTTAAACACAACGTTTTGTGATCCAGAAGTTGCGTTCTTTAAGAAATAAAAGTTTTGAACATCTAAAGGTATCGTAACATTTCTTGATGCTGTAAGTGATCCTGTAAATTCTAAAACTCTGTGTGCAAGAGTTGCACCAGTTGAACCATCAGATACCGAAAGAGTTGTATCTCCTGAATCAGAGACAGCTTGAGTCGTATAACCACCAGATATCTGTTCAATAATTTCTAAATTTGTATTAGTCTTTGTACCCCAAGTTCCTGCGTTTTCACCAGTTGCTTGTTTTTCTATACCCAAAGGGGTGTATGTTGACGCCATAAAAAATTCTCCTAAGCTGCTACATCATTATAACTTGTATTTGATCCACTTGCAACATCCGAATATGAAGAATTCGAACCCGTTGAAACATTACTATAAGACGTATTTGAACCAGTGTCAACATCACCATAAGCAAATATGTCAACAGTTCCAACATTTAATGTTGCTTCAAAACTAGTTAATCCTACTGTAATATCTGTTAATGAAATACTACCAAGACTAAACGTGGCTGATACTCCTGTTAATCCTAAACCTTCTTCAATAGTTAAAGAACCTACACTAGGTGTCATTGTTTGAGCAGTAGGTTGAATTAATGCTCCGCCTAATCCTATAATAGAACCTAAACTAGAAGTAACAGATAAACCAGAAAGCTGAACTACATCATTTGGTATTACTACAGTTCCAATACTAGCACTAAAAGATACACCAGTTAAATCAGCTTCTTGAGAAGAAGTTCCAGTAGCTGTTCCTTGTGTTGAAGTTATAGATAGACCAGAAAGTTGTGCTACTGTATTTGGTATTGTAACTGTTCCTTGACTTGAAGTCATGTCCTGACCAGTCAATCCGATAGTCATGTCATTAACTGTCAAAGATCCAACCGAAGGAGTTATTGATTGACCTGTCAGTCCTACCTGCATATCAACCACGGACACTGAACCAATAGAGAATGTAGCTGATAAACTAGTGTCTATTGATACAGGAACAAAAGCTTCGCCTTGTGAAAAAGTAGATTCAAGACCAGTTGGTGTAAAGATAACATCAGGAATGTCTACAGATCCAACAGCAGATGTAATTTGTATACCTGTTAAAGAAACAGAAATAGTTTGATCAGAAAGATCTCCCCATCCACCATCACCGCTCCATTGCTGTGCACCCCAACCTGTTTTTAAAGTTGTATCTTCATTCCAAGTAGCTTGGCCCCAGGTAAACCTGCCCCATCCTGAAGTCGTCGACATGGTCGACCTCCTATGCTAGTCTAATGATTGCTGCTGTGGCGTCGTTTGTAGGAAATTCTATTTTAAAAGTTCCGTTACTCGCTGTTTTATCTCCACCGAATGCGATTGCACAAACAGCGTCAGTTGTGCCTGAGCCGCCATCTGTTGTTGTGTTATAAATTAATGCAGCGTTTGCAGTAAAAGAAGCTGATGAATAAGTTACGTCAGAAAAATCTGTAAATGCAGTTGTACTAGTTAATCCAACTCCAGTGTTAGTTAGAGTTGCACCACCTGCAGTGTATGCAGTACCTGATGTATTTGTAATTTCTTCTGATGTTGAATAGTCTGTTGTAGAAGCACCTAAAGTTGCAGAACTATCAAATAATGCAAGTTTAAAAGTGTGACCACCAGATGATTCAAAACTGTGTTTACCTTGTAAAAGTTCTTGTTTGAAACTAGAACATATTGCGCTTGTATTTGCCATAATTTATTCTCCTACGGGTTTGCTGAGTTTATTGGTATACGAACAGTGCCATCAGTGTAGTCATCTCTTCGTCTTCGACCAACTTGCTCGTTAGCAAACTTTTGTACCTCTTGTTTATATTTATTTTCATATAAAGTCAACATATCTACTGGACCTTTTAAAAAGCCGTATGCCTCTGATAAACAGCAATATAAGAGCCCATTTGGAAAGTTCATGCTGATATAATTAGTATCATCATTTTCTAAAAGATCAGGCATTTTATTGTAATGAACTCTAAATTTATATGTTGTATTCGGTGTCGGTGAAAAAGCTATACGTCCAGAGGTCGTATCTGATTCTCCTGTGCCTCCACCATACATAGCATAATACTTAGGTCTACCTTGAGCTGCAGCTGTTCCTGTTATATCTTGATATTCTTGTAGGTAAGTATAATCTTTTTTTTCTAACCAAACATTAGCTCCTGTAATAACTGAACTTGAGTCATAAACTTGTATACCTCTAATAAATAAAGCTCCTGCTGGTGCGTTGATAGACTCTTGACCAGCAACTAAATTACCAGTTTGTTGTCTTCTTTCTGCATCAATAGGCACATCTCTAAATATTCTATACTGTGAATTTAAAATAATATTTTCTAAAACAGAATCAGATAAAACATTTGAATCTGTTTCAGTATAACTTCTTATTTGTGTTTTTAATCCTGATGCACTTAATCCAGCCATTATTCTTTTTCCTTTTTATGTTTCTTATTTATTTTTTCTAACTTATTGTTATAAATTGGTATTTCTGGTTCTGAAACTTTAGTGTAATATTCTATATGCTCATCCTCTTCTGGACATGCACACTGTTTAATACCTAATATTTTACAAATAAAATTTTTTATTTTTTTAATCATGCTTCTATCGTTACGGGTCCAACTGAACAGCCATACCCGCCTCCTTTTATTTCTCCAACTGTAGCAGTATTAGTGTCAACTGTAAAATGAAAATAGTTTGTTGTTGCATAATCTGTTGAAACTACTGCACCATTTTTATATAATCCTGTTGTTATTGAATATCCGGCAGCTTTTGCAATATTTGATCCTAATATACCATCAAAATCTTGTGGGTTTGCATATTGAAAAACATTACCGCCAGCAGACGTAGTTGGTGGTCCTCTAAATCTATAAGTTGTACTGCTAGTTAATCCATGACCTGGAGAAAAAACATTTATAATTCCAGATCCAGATTGATATGTTTCAAATCCATTTTCAGGTATTCTTACTGTAACAGATGGTTCTGTTCTATCTGTTCTAACATTTCTTAATGCAATACCATCTGCAGAAATAGGTTTTGGTTCTAATTGTGGTTGCTTTGGTTCAAACTCAGACACATGTACAAAAGCACCATTCCATTCTCTAACCATTTCTCTGTATGGAAATTCCATACCAGATCTATCTGATATTGCTTTTGAATGTTTACCTGTTGCGTACTTTGCCATTATGTTCCTGGGTAATAAGCTTTAGGTGTAATGTATGTACTAGAAGCTGATCCATCTTCTGCTAAAGCTCTAGCTAATTCATCTTCATAGTATAGTTTCATTTGTTGTGTAAGTTGTGGTTGATATTTTTGTGATAAATAAAAAGCTAAACCAGCTGTCATACAAGGAACAAATCTAAATGGCACATCTGTTGCATTTGTATAATCACCTACATCTTGTATTCTTTTAATATAATAAAAATGCATATCTTTAGACGCATTTGTAGAATCAGGTGTTGGATAAACGTGCACTCTAACTTTATCAATAAATCTTTCTACCCAATATTGATTAGGCGTTCCTTTAGACAATTTGTTAGAGAATCCTGCATAAGTAGATCTGTCTACTTTTGTCATTGGCGAATCTGATTGTGTTGTTTGAGTTCTATTAGATCTTAATTGTGCTTCAAGAACATCGGACATACCATAAATTCCATTAGGAGTAGATGTAGCACTTGTGCCATCATCACTAGATCTAAAAAAATCATATTCTGCTTGTCCTTCAATTAAATCTAAATCAACTTCATCTATTTCCCAATAGTGAATACCTCTATTACCCCATTCTTGAAATAAAATGTTAAGAGATCTTCTTGCAGATTTTAATTGATAACCTGCAACGTTTTGTAAGCCTAAACGTTCAAAAGCATCTTCTACTATTTCATCAATAGCAAAAGTTTTATCGAACGTTGCTGTTCCCGACGTTGTATTAGCCATTTACTACGCTCCTGTAATTGTCATGGTAACACTTCCATCTGTACCAGATGTTTGTGTTAATGTTGCACAAACTCCGTTTTGAAAAAGTATACCAGAACCAGGTATGTAAACCTCTAATCCTTCTGTATCGTATTTATAAGTAGCTTTTAAATTACCAGATGCTGCATCTCCTGTTGCTGCCGCATCATGTAAAAGTAAAACTGAACCAGCTTCTCCTCTTCCTTGAATAGAAGTAACTCTTGTTCTTGCTCCTCTTAATAAAGATATAGAACCTGTATCTTTTTGTAAGGTTGTTTGATCTGAATCCATATTTTCTCCTTAAATTAAAATGTGGGGCCAAAGCCCCACATTAATTATTTATTAACTAGCGTCAGCTGAGCTTGATATACCAATGAATTTTAAAACCATTGTTACACCAGATGCTCCTGGATCACCACTGATAACTACTTCTACTTCATCTGCTGTTGCAGTTGATGCAGTTGTAGCTCCACCAGACATTCCTAAAACTCCGTTGCAAGGGAAAAATCCTTTGAAACCAGTTGAGTTGATTGCAGGTGAGATTCCATCTACGAAACCATCAGTATCTGCATCTGTTCCAATGTCAGTTAATGTAACAGAATTAGTAGCTGCAGTTGTTACAGCTATTGTTACACCCATAGGTATGAAATTATCAGGCATTCCGATTGCTGATTCTTTTCCTGTAGTAGCACTGTTAGCAACAGTTACTGTTGCAGTGTACTGAGAAAAAGTCATTTCATTTGTTAAAGCACCAGTAGTTGCACTTTTAACGATTGTTTTAAAACCGTTTTCCGATCGTACCGGTCCTGTAAACGTAGTATTTGCCATAATTATCCTCCTAGTTTTTACGAACGTAGTCTCTAGGCCGTCGACTATACTCGTCTACGTTCTGATTAATTGTATAGTGATTATTTTATATACTAGTTTTTAGTAGAGCGCAAGAGAGCCTGTGATGTGAATTAAATTTATTCAACGATGTAGCTTTTTACTAAGTAGCTACAGAAACTTCGGGCGCAGCATCGTCTATTCTATTTTGCAGATGTTCTTTTTTAGCTTCTGCAAGTTTTATATGGCTAATTACTTCTCTGACAGCTCTGTCAATTTTAACCATATTGAGAGTATATCTACCCTCATTAAGATGCTCCTGCTCCCATTCTAGGTCCAGACCTTTCTTCTTCGTGTAAAGGTCGTTTAGATGTTGTTGCATCTCCATTTATAACCTCCTCATAGGTTATTCTGTTTACTCTTGGATCATGCATTTCTCCAAGAGACTCCCATTTTATATCATTTTTTCCTAATTTGTCAATGATAGCGTCTTCTATGTCTTGAGGAGTGTCCAAAGACTTAATTGTAAAGTCAGCATA